AAAGTATACATTAAACAACCCTCCCTTTAATATCTTTTGCTGGAAACTTAACTTCAAATATTGATGGGTCTAATGATGGATACACCATTTTACCTTTTGTTGCTTCTGCAATGTTATATGAATTACTTGAATATTGACCTAAACATTTATTTATTATTTCACATTTTGGAACGGATTGAACTCCTTCTACTCCTGCAATTAATAATTCTAATTCACTTAGATTAATTGCCATATTAAAAGTCCAATTATCTATATTGAAATAATTTGTAATTTCATCGATACACTTTACTAATACTTCTCTTTTATTATATCCACCATAAACTCTAATTTCAAAATCAACACCAATGTTAATAACAAATCCATTTAATAAATTTACACCATCGGTTAACATTCTAAATTCATTTAGATATGTTTTTAGATTTTCTTTTAGTGCTTGGTTTGTACCTATTTCTACTAAATTTTTATTTGAATTATAACCTAACACATATAAGTTAATTGCGAATGGATTATTTTTTTCATTTAAATTATTTTTCTTACCAATTAAAAATTTGTTTACCGCATCTTTAATTTCCATTTCACTCTTACCTTGCAAACTTGTAACAACACCTGTGAATTCACTTAGGGTATCTGGATTTGAAAGTATAGATGATGGTGAGTTATTATCTAATTCTCCATCAGGTGCACAATATGCTTTAGCAATTCCACCATACTTTGCAGGTAGTGATAATGCTCTTACTTGATAATCTTTACGGGTTACTGCTCTATTTTGAGAACTAAAGTTTGCCAATGCATTTTCTCTAATTTCATCAATAGTTTCTGCTCCTCTTGCTCCATTTGCTGCTGTTTCATTTTCTACTGCAACTGTACCTTTTGCGGTTCTATATAATATTAATTCACTATCACTAAATACGTTTGTATCTTCATCAAATGAAATATTTTGAATTCTTGTCAATTCACCTTTTGCAGTATTTGCAGAAATTCCACCACCTACTAAATAAGAAACTGTGATAAAAGTATTTGATGGTGCCTGTCCATAACTTCGTGTCTTCAAAAAATTGGCAGGGTCAAAAGAAGCACCTAATTTATCAATTGACGAATTTAATCCTAAACCTACATTTTTAAAATTTGGTATAAGAGTTTCATCTGATGATGTTGAATTACCTCCACCAAATATTAAGGTGGTTGTATTATCAGCATTTACTTTTGTTACAAATCTACGAGATGTTTTTAAAAGTTTTAATATATTTGGAACACTATCTTTAAATTGAACTAAATTCTTATCAGTTTGGTCGGAGTTTGCATAATCTACAAAAACCATTTCTTGTGCAAGATATGGAACTTCATACCATTTATTTCCACTACTATCTCTAACATCATATATGTCAATTACATTTGTATCACCAATATTTATTTTTGAAAATTCTTGTGGTGAACTGAATTGAACTGATATTTCTTTTAATTCTGCGGAAATAGCATTAACATGCTTTTTAACCAAATAATAATCGGCATTTCCACTACCATCTTTTGAATATATTGTAATTTCTCTTTCATCTTCTACGTTAAAATCTAATAATTCGGTTGTTCTAAATAATGTTCCAGTTGTATTAGCCTCTACCACCATACCTTCTTTAATACGAAGATAAAAATTAGAATTAGGTCTATTATTTTCACCAATACCTATTGCAGGAACTAATTGATAAACTGATAATTTAACTAATGCGGGTGATGTTACTTTTGGTTTATATCCTAAATATTGTGCAAGAGCAATAACGTTTTCTTTATCCTCCGCATATAACATTAACGATTCTTTAAGAGTATCATCTACGTAATACCCCAATACATCTCCTACATACGATGCCATTTCTATGAACATCATACCCGGTGAGGTTTCATTAAAATCAGAATAGGTTTTAGGAAAATAAGTTTTTGCGTACTCAATTAAATTTTGACGAAATTGTGCAAAATCTTTATTAAGATATTTTATATCTCTACCTTGATTACTTTTTGTTGTTATATTATTTAACGCCATTTCTTATTATCCCCTTACTGTGAATGTTATTTCTTGTAAATCAATTTGGTTGCCAACTTTAAAAGTTATTGTCATATGTGCAATATGTCTATCTTTCATTTCATCTGTCATATCAACATAAATTTCTTCTATATTAATATATGGTAACCAATAGTTTACTGTTTGTGTAATTGTATCTTGTAACTTAGATTCAAATTGAGAATCCATTGGTTCAAATAAAAGTGATTCTAAACCAGTACCAAATTGAGGTTGCATTATTCGTTCACCTCTTTTTGTAAGTAATAAATTTTTTAAATTTGATTTTGCTTGTTCGTAAGATGTAAAAGCTTGTGCAAAATAACCAGTATCACCTCTTTGAAGTGGTAATGTGATTCCATATGCATGAGAATCATATTCTGGTGAATCTTTTACAATTCTTTTACCTAATACGTACGCCATTGTTATTTTTTAAACCTCTTAACTAATTCTGAATTATCTCTATTTAAAATTCTATCTAATCCCGCTAATCCAGTCGTAACACCTAAACCTTGTTTCTTTCCACCCACATTTCCCATTTCACCATATCCCATTTTAGCTGCCATTTGACTTCTCATTCCACCCAAACCTAATTGTGCACCGGTTTCAAATGATAATGTTCCATCGATATCCGGTTCTGCATCTGCGTAATTTGGTATCCATTCATTACTTTCATTTATAGGTTCTTGTGTTTGAAAATTATCTAACACCGATGAACCACCTCCCACTTGTCCTGCACTTCTTTGTGCAGCAGTAAATGGTTTTGTTTGGTTTAATATTTCATTAATAGTTGCATTTCTACTTAATTGTTTTGTAGGTTGTGGTTGTTTCACTTCCTCTTTAACAACTTGTGTTCTATCTTTTTCCAATAATAGATTTGCAAGTTCAAACGGGTCAACCTCTTCCAAAATATCTTTTTTAGGTTTTGGTACGGGGGTTTCGTTTAATAATTTACTTACCTCTTCCTTAATCATTTTAGGAAGTTGTTTTTTAATTTCTTGTTCTACAACTAATTTAATTAATTGTGCTAATTTTTTAGAATCCATTTTCAAAATATTTGTTAACTTACTATAAATATATGTTTCTTATTTTTTATCCATACAACTAGGTGGAATCACAAAACCAGAGATAGATGTTACTCTTGGAGTTTTGACAAAACACCCACACCCATTCCGATTAAATCCACCACCACCGGTATTACCTTCTATGGTAGTTATTTTACCATCCTTTGAAATTGCTGCTACAACACCTATATGATGTTCAGCTCCTTCCGGTCCGTATAATGCAGCCGCCCCTATTTTTGGAGATTTACTATAAGTACCATTCTTTTTACCCCAACTTGCCCAACTCTTACAAGATGCAGCACCAGGAGGTGTTTTTAACCCCGCAGACTTCCACCAAGCAGTTACCGCAGATGCACACCAGTAATATCCTTCACCTGTAGCTTTGACCTGACCCTGATTGTTTAAACCCGCTAATTGAACCATTATATCAATACGACCAGGTTTACCTTCAGGAGTTTCTCCCCCACCAATATTACCCCCATAGTTTCTCCCAGCACCTTTATTTGCTTTAGTACCAGTTTCCAATATACCAACATCCTTTTTAGCAAACTCAACTACCTTTAATCCGATTGGGCAAGTATTATCTACGTTTCCGTTGATAATCACCGGTTTTGTATTTATCGGTTCGTTTGATTCTACTGAACTAGATTGTTTGGTATCAATTTCTTTTTGTGTCTTTTCAATATATTCTTTAGCACTTTCTTTTTGTTGAGGAGTTGCTTTAGGGTGATTCATTGTAGTAGTTGCCCTTTTAATTTCTTCTTTCTTAACTTCAATATCTTCATCTGATAATGCACCACTTCCTTCTTCAATTGGAGTTTGGGTTTGAATTGTATTAACCGATACTGCGGGTAAAGGTGGTGAAGGACTTGAAGGTGGTATTGTATAACCTACAAATGGAACAACCCCTGGTCCAGGTGTAAGAAGAGGTGGATATAACGATGTTGTAAAATATATTCCTTTGATAGTAGGCAAGTGAGTTTGAATTGATGAAATCAATTGGTCTATAAATACTGACGAGTTACTTGTAGGTTTTGCCATTTTATTTACTTTGTATATCGGTTGGTTGCCACACACCGGGGTCAGTTATTGCACTTGAAACTGTAAATAAATTAAATACCGAACCCTGTGATGGAATAATAGGAGCAGGAAATTGTGTCATAGTTGCTCCTGTCCAATATGCAATAAAGGCAGGACCGAGATTTGTTATGATTGCGTGTTCACCACTTCCTTGTTGTAATGCAGTTGATAATATTGTTACTAAGGTACTCTCCATTAATTCGGTATTACCTTTTGCAACCTTAATACCATTAATAGTTTCTTGTCCACGTTTAACCGCCATATCATATTCCATAGTAAGTTTTTTTGCAAAATCAGCGTAAGAGTTAATACCCTTTTGATTTTGCATATAACTTAACATATTTTGTTTGAATATATCTAATGACATTTTATTCCGTATAATTTAATGTAGATAAAAATTTATCTAATCTACCCTTAATATTATTAAATGTACCTTTATTTTCAGGTCCAATTGCAGTAGGTCCTGCAGGGGTTTTAAATATTTGATTATTGATTGCATCAATTAATTCTTCTAATAATCCCTTTAAAGTTTCACCTCTCACTAATGGTTCAGCATCACTTTCAGTATTAAGATATATTTGTCCTTTACCACCTAAGATGTAGGTATTGTTATCGTTTGTAGTAATTCTTACATCACCATTAAAATCTAAATCCGCCCCAGCCTTACCATTATCAATTGATAATTTACCATCTGATATAAATCCGTAATTTGATTTTGAATAGAAAATCATTTCTGCTGATTTGGCAGATAATATAATTCTATCGGTATTTACCAACACTTGGTCAAATCCTTTTAATTCCGATGGATATGATTCAAAATGAGATGGTTTGGTTTCAAAATTTGAAGAACCACCATCATCCACAATTCCCGGTTGGAAATTTAATTTATAATCACCCGATGTTATTGCAATAGTTGTACCATCTTTATTAACATCTTCTTCTGTTTGTGAACCTTTTTTTAATTTACTTAGGGATTCATCACTTTGTCTATTACGTAATATAATAGTTGGTGCATATTTGTTATCTGGATTATTGTATCCACTAAAACGGATTGATTGACCAAAACGTGATTGAATTAATTTATCTCCTTCATATACTTTTAAGGGGTTAATCTGATTAGGTTTAAAATATTTCCCAATTTCAGTTTTTCTATCCGATGTACCACTTCCACCTGATGGAGTACCAGTTGAACTTATAGTACTAAGTGAAGAAGCATTATTACTTGCTTTTTCGGTATCTGGATAATGTTGTACATCAATATTTACCTTTGCATTACCGGTATTAATATTTGTAGCAGAAATACGTTTGTAATGCATTTTTCCACCAAGTTCAATTAATTGAACGGTCTCACCAACTAATGGAATTCCCTCATCGTAATTGAATGGTCTATATGCTTTTAAACTTTTAATACTTGCACTACTATCGGTTATCCTTCTAATTACTGCACAACCAATTAATGATGTATCTTTCTTTTCAACTTCACTATAATCATAAGTAGGTACATTTTCATTAGTATCATCTAATATAACATCAACAACAATACCGGTAGTAGTAGTTGAATTAGTACTATTTCCAAGAGGATTTGTACCAGCAGTAGAATTTGATATGTCAATTCTTTCAGGCATTATTTATTTATCTTTTGTTTTAATTCTTCAACTTCGTTTGTTAATTCATCAACTTTTGCATCTTGTTCATCTTTAACCTCACCTACTACAATATCAATTTCTTTTAATAATTGTTCCTTTTCAGCATCTGATAAGAACCCAACTTCACCTTCTGATTTTGTATTAGATGAAACAATACGTTGTGCAATAGTTGCAAGTTTAATTAGAGCATCATCGTTCCTAACGGATACATCCACCAAATCTTTTATAATTGGTCCGATAACTGCCATATCACCCGCATGACGAATAATTTTTTTCATTTCTGCTATTAATTCAGAAATTCTTGCTCTTTTGTTTTGTTGGTTATCGTAGATATCTTTAAATAATCCACTCAAACTCTTACCAGGAAATAATTCAAATTCCGTGCTCATAATTTAACATATTAGTTCATCATATAAATATAGGGAATAAAAAAACCCCATTTTGGTGGGGTTTTTCTCAATTATGATTTCTTTTTATAATTTCCTTTTTTCTGCTGTTCTGATATAGTCTTTTTAGCAATTTTATTTCGGTTCTTATCTTTTATTTCTTTTTTTGTTTGTGCCATTGTGTTATTCCTTTTCCAATTTGTTTATAATAATTTTTATTTTAGGGGTATATTCTTTAGGTAATTTATTAATAATTCCTTTAAACGATTTGATTTTATGGTCGTAATAGTTTACCTCTAATATATTTTCGGTTAAGTTCATTATAGTTTGAGATGATGTCCACATTTTAGGAGTATCCTTTCTCATATTCAATACACTATCTTTTTTAAATAATTGCTTTCTTAACGCAGTACCTACCTGTTTCCAATTTGTAATTTTATCAATTATCTTTTCAGCACTTAATTTTCTCATTTTAGAACTTAAATATTTCTTACCATCTGAATATCCTGCACCAACATAAACATGTCCGTGATTTGTTCTAACAACTGGGTTCTTAGTATTTTGTAATTCTAACTGAGGTTTAAGATTTGGTATATTTTCAACACTAACCATTTGTTTAGGTGTAGAAATAAATGTATGACCACTTAATCCTTTTTTCTTATTACCTTTCCAAACTATTGTTGCTTTAATTGCCTCTTTAAGAGTTTTCTTTGAGAATATACTTCTCATCTTCGCACCATCTTCACCATACCCTCTCATATTTTGAACTAATTTTCCTTCCGCCTCATCATATCCAACTAATAGGGCTGAGTTAACCACTCCTAATCCAAATTCGTTCATACCCTCACTCCAATCAGTTACCTCATCGTGTAAATATGCAACTTCAACTCCATCGATTAATTCGTGGATTACTTCCAATTTAGGATGATATCCTCTATCGCGATTTTTTGCTAAAATAAATTTATCATCTATTTCTTTAGAAACTATAATACATTCTTGTATGATATTCATTTTAGTTATTCGTATGAGTTAGTTATAAATCTCTATAATAAATATAGTTATAAATAAAAAAAAGGAGATTACTCTCCTTTCTTATTAAATCTATTTTATTTTTTTCTTAACAATGTAGTTGTTAAGAACTAATGTATCCATTTCACAATCTAAAAACGTTTCAATTGCATCTTTAGGGGTGTTTACAATGGTCTTATCTTTTAAGTTAAAGGATGTATTCAAAACAATTGGATATCCATTATCAATCTCTAATTGGTCAAGTAACTTATGCATCCTACGATGTTGTTTATAATTAAGAGTTTGTATTCTAGCAGAACCATCTATATGTGTAATTGCTGGTAAGTTTTTTCTATGTTCTTCTTGTACCTTTACTACCTGATTCATATATGGAACTAAGTGTCTATAATCAAAATATTTTCTAAATGTTTCTTCTTTAACAATTGGAGCAAACGGTCTAAAACCTTCTCTCTTTTTAATTACACGATTTACTCTTGCTTTCATTTGAGGGTCTCGTGGGTTTGCCAATATTGAACGATTACCTAATGCGCGTGAACCAAATTCCATTCTACCTTCATACCAACCAATTACATTACCATTAGTAATTTCTTTAGAAATAATTTCAATCACCTCTGAATGGTTTTTTAATTCATACCAAACTTCATCATCAAAATTTTTCAATTCTTCTAAAAATTCTTCGTTAGAATGATACGGGCCTAAATAGGGATTTGTATTATCTACTTTATTAGTAGATTCGGTATGAACATAATAGTACTCTAATGCTGCACCAATTGAAGAACCTGCATCTGATGGAGCAGGTGGAATCCATAATTGTTTATAACGAGTTTCTTGAAATATTTTTCCATTAGCAGTTCCGTTATATGCACACCCACCACTCAAACATAAATTATTTGTTGTTTTTGTAACAAACATTTTATTTAATAATTTGAAAAAATATCTTTCATATTCAGTTTGAATTGTTGCTGCTAAATCTTTATGTTGTTGTGTTAATTCTTCTTCTGGTAATCGATTAGGAAATCCAAATAATTCTCCTAATTTTTCATTAAACATAGTAGTATCTGAATGGTCATATTCAAAATATTCCATATTGATTTCAAACCCACCCTCTTCGGTTGGTTTAATTAAATTTGAATATTGTTTAGAATATATTTCCGGGTTACCATATGGTGCTAACCCCATTACCTTATATTCACCTTCATTTGGTTTAAATCCCAAAAAAGCTGTCATAGCAGAATACAACATTCCCAATGAATGTGGGAATTTTATATTTTGCATTTTAATAATTAAGTTTTCATCTGCATATGCCATAACTGTGGTTTCCCACTCACCAACCCCATCAACTGATAAAATTGCTGTTTTATCATATGGAGATGTGTAATATGCATAAGCAATGTGTGACATATGATGGTCACCATATGATAATATAATTTTATCATTGGTGATTTCATATATTTTTTTCTCAATATCTTCTGCTTGGGTTTTATTAGATTTGATTATATTTCTTCTTTTAAAGAAATTTAAAATACTACCTCTCTTAGTACTCTCTTCAATTCTTTCTAATTTTAATTTGGGATTTTCATAGAATGCAACTACTGAAATATCACTACCGGTAATTTTGTTATCTTTATATAACCATTCAATTGCATTAGTTGGAAATGATGAATCGTGTTTGATACCAGTAAAACGTTCTTCTTCTACTGCACCTAACACCTTCCCATCTTTTAATAAACACGCGGATGAGTCGTGATATCCACATGCTATACCTAAAATATATTTATTCTTCATCGGTTATATCGTCTTCAGTTAAATCAATTTTTGAAATATCAACCCAAAATGGTTCACTTTTAACTGTAAAATCTCCTGTTTCTAAATAATCATTTAACATTTTTTTCTGATGCTGTTTCATTACATTTACAACTTTTGTAATATAATGAGTCTTACAATCAGTCATTTCTCTTATAAGTAGATACAAATGTTTCTTATTGAAATTTTCTATGAATTCACTCCTACGAAATAATTCTAATACCGCATCTGCAATTTGAATATCTCTCTTCTTATTAAATATAGTTGTAAGATGTTTATCCCAATACAATAACATTAGGTCTTTAAATTCTCTAAATTCACTACCTTCTTCTACTTCATAAAAATCATTTTCAGGGTTCCAACTTTCAGGCATCTCTGATATTAATGCATTTTGTTTCCAGCGTTTGTAGTTTCCGTTATTCTTTAAAATAAGATGATTCTTTGCAATAATAGTAAAATATGAAAACGCCCTTCCTTTACCTTCTTGAAACATATGTATTTTTTCTACCATTGTAGAAACAACTTCCATTTGAATATCTTTTTTAGATACATCAAAATAAGAAAACTTAAAAGTATTAAGAACGTTCTCTGCTAATTTTTCAAAAGGAGCTTTAATTCTATCTTCGTATATCTTACTTCGTTTTACGGGGTCTTTTGATTTATTATATTCAATTATTGCTTCTTGTGCAGGAGCACCAAAATAAATTTTGGATTTTGGCTTTCTGGTTTTTGCCATTTTAGATTATTTCATTTAGATTTTCAACAATAGTTTTTATTTCCGTAAACACACCACCTACTTCATCATCTGATTCAAATGAACCGTTTGAATCAATATCACGTAATTGGTTTAATGCATTATTAACTTTTAATTTAACATCTTCAACTGTTTCTAATAGAGTGTCTTCTAATTCTTCGGTTTGATTAATTAAATTTTTAACTGCAAATATTAAAACAATATTTACTAAAATTGAAATTATCAAAATAGTGTAAGTGATTTCCATATATTTTATTTTTTATTTTTATGCTTCTCCCATTGGGCCGTAATAATATGAATTTTCCGGTTCAACTTCACCATTTAATTCTTTATATTGTTTTTCTAATAATCGGACTGTTGTTTTTAGTTCCAATTCTATTTCTGATTTAGTAATGATATTTTTACTTATTAAAAGGGACATTAGTGAATCTAAAATAAGTGTATGATTAACTACACGTTGTTCCAATGTATTAATTATTTCCGTTTGTTGTTTCTTTGTTAATTTCATTTATTAAATCGGTTATAGTAAAATTATTAGTTTCTTCTAATTTACCAAATGCTTTTTTAATTGATTCATCGTGGTAACCTAATCCTGCAGCCATTCGTGCACATAGTGTCTTAAATTCAAAAATGTTTAATTCGTCAGGCATTGTAAACTCTATTTCAGATGCCTCTCGTGTATTTTTAATGAACTCGTCTTCGGTGTATTTAAATATTAGTTTTGCCATATTTTATACAATTGTTGCACCACTTGCAAGTAAGGATTGTGCTTTTTTATATTTAATAAATTCAGTTTTACCATCTGCTAATTTAACCATAACCATTTCATTTCTACCATAAGTTTTAGCTTTAGTCACTGTCTCAGAATATCTACGAGTTGTATCGGTAATCAATACTCCGTTTAAATGGTCAATTTCATGTTGTGCACAAACACATTCTAATAATCCTAAATCATTAAAAAACTCATTTGAATCTTTCCAATCACCAAATTCATTATCAGGTGAAAATATTACCGTCCCTAAATTATCACATTCAACTGTTACTTTTTTAGAACGAATTGTTTTAATTGGTTTTCTCATTGTTTTATCAATAGATAAACATTGTTCTGCATATGCTACAGCATCTGGTATCATTTCGACAATTTTAGGATTGATTAATACCAATGGTTCTTTTACATTAATAATACATGCACGAACATTTAATCCTATTTGATTTGCAGATAATCCAATACCTCCAAACTTTTCTAATCCTTCAGTTAATTGTTTAGTAATTAAATCAATTTCTTTTGAAGTTAATTTTGTTTCGGGTACTGGTTTTGATAATTTTACTTTGTCTTTTACTATATTCATTTTAGTTATTTTTTAATGGATGATATGGGTTTATATAATTTGGTTTATTGTATTCATCATCATATTCCAAATTATCTGGAAATATTGAATGTTTATCACTAATTAATTCCGATGCAATTTTTCTAATTCGTTCTCCTAACTCATAATTGTTAGAAATTTCGTTAATTAAAGAGAGTGGTATCTCTATTGTATTTTTATTCATAATTGTTTTGTGGTTATATTAATGTAAAGATACGAAAATAATTTCATATTTCCAAAATTATTTCCAATTAAAATCGTTACCCATATGTCCCCACATAGAAGTTTGATGAAAATCGGTGTTCTTTAAATCTAAAAATTCTATAATTCCATTAGGTGTTAAATCATAATCGTTTATTTCAAATAAGTGTAATCCGGTTTCTATATTTATACCACTATCGTTTCCCTTTATTCTTGCCTGTATTGGTTCATCAACACCATCGGTATAACTTAATTCAACAAGGGCATATTGTAATCCGTATTTTTGTAGAGAATCTACTGCGATTCTTCGTGCCATATAACCTGCACTTCTTTCTATTTTTGTAAAATCTTTTCCACTATATGAACCACCACCAATTGGAATTCTTGGCCCGTAATTATCAACTACTAATTCTTTTCCATTAGAACCAATACCACCAATTAATCCACCGGTATCCCAATCACCACTTGCATTTGAATATATTTTATCTAAATGATAAGGAGTATTTTTAAAGTATTCTTTTATAAGATTATTTAATTCGATTGATTCTACATTTGCAAATGAACCAACTGCAGTAACCCAATCACCATTAATAGTAATTTGAGTTGTACCATCATAAGGATGATGTGAATAGATAAATTTATTTAATCCTCTTGCCAATTCATATTCAAACGGCATTAAAGTTTCAGTTTCTCTTGTTGCATAACCAATAGAAATACCTGATTGATTATTTATAGTTGGTTTATGATTATGTTTAAATAAATTAATATCTACATCTTCAATCTTAGATATATTATATACAATGTTTATTATATCGTAATTAGATAATATTCCATCAGATGCAACATCTCCATATATAAATACCTTACCATATCCACCAGATACTTGTATGTTACATTGAGTGGTAGGGTCTTGTTTTAAATAAGAATCCAATAAAGAATCCGCGATTCTATCACATAATTTATTTGGATGAGTTGGTGAAACAAATTCTGCAGTTCTCATTATTTAAATTTACTAATTGTTTTTTCGTTAGTTTTTACTGATTTCTTTTTTGCTTCTTTATTTTGTTTTTGTAACAATTTTAATCTATTAGTCCATTCTGGTTTCCATTTGTATTCTACTGAAATTGGTCCATTTGGAAATTTGTTTCTATCATATTTCCAAATAGAAATACATTCATCGTCCTCAAAGGTGTATTCATATTTTATTGGTTTATCTTTTTGTGCTTCTGGCCATCTTCCCATATAATAAATTTAAAATGAAAAAAATTGATTTATCTTTTCAGTATCCACTCTATTTCCTAATCTCAGTTCACCAATAGGTTTTAATAATTCTTCATATCCATCAATACTTTCACCTGTATATTCATGACAATATGATGCTCTTTGTTTTATTGTTTTATATACATCTGAATGTTCGTTATTATTAATTCTAACCTTTCCGTTGAATAGGGTTGGTTTCCAATTATCGGTATGAAGATTTCTATAAATGCCTAATGCAGGATTAATAGTTTTGGTATAAAATTTACCACCAATACTTTTTAATATTCCTCCACAAAATTCTGATATCTTACTCCCAATACCCATACCTTGATAATCTGGATGTACTACAATTCTACTTTCTCTAAACACTTTAAACCCACCATTCTTTCCTAAGTGTCTACCTATAACGTTTATCCCAATAGGTTTATTGTTCCACTCAAATAAAAGAAATATATAAGTACGATTTACACTTTCAGTTAGATAATGATGTTTTTTGAAGAAGTCAAAAGCTTGAGGTTCGACCCTACTAACTTGTAAAAAGATTTCGGGTCTTCCGAGCCGAAGATAGTCAGGCCTTTCGAGCCCGCCTCCTTTTAATGGGGTATATATCCAATCCGGCATGACCCATTCCATAATATCAAAATGACAAGATGCAAGTATAACCTTTTTCTTTTCTCTACGGATATATTTTTGTAATGCTAAACTCATTGCCTTAGCAACATCTCTATCCACTACTGATGTATATTCATCTACTAAAATAGTTTCACCCTCTTTTGATGATGCAACTAAATATGCAAGATATGCACGATATTGTTCTCCGTTACTTAATAAACGAAACGGTCTTAACCAAGTCGGAACTGATGATAATCCAATTGATGTTAGGACTCTACACGCTTCTTCTGGTTCTAACCAATCAAAATTTGAAATAAGAGGTTTATCTACATCAAACTCAATAGTTTTAATACCACCCAACTCTTTTAAGATTGTAGATTTACCACTACCACTTCCGCCGTATATAACACCTACATTCCATTCAAACGAATTAAGACCATCAATATCCATTGGAATAGTTACAGATGTTTCTTCTCTATTTTGTATATCAAATGCATCATACACATATTCGGTGTACTTATCATTTTGTATTTTTGATGTAAGTGTAATATTCATATTAAGTATTTAAAAAGGGTGTTGGTTCTCCATTTCCTCCACCAACTAAAAATCCCATATCCACTGCACCCATTGCAGTATCTTTCATTCCTTCAATGTTATTATCTTTTATAAGAGTTCCCTTTAAAATAAAATTTTTAAATTTAATATTATTTTGAGAAATGACTTCCCATATATCAAAATGTGAACTTGTCTTATTTTCTTTATTAAAGAAATTAATAAATTTTTTTACAATATTGTATTTACCAAAAAAATAATAATCATTAACCCAAAAAACTGAAGGATTATCTTTAAAATGTGGTTTAGAATATTCTTCAGAATGTAGATAAATTGTATCGTCTTCAATATCTAAATCTAAAATAC